CCAACACCACAAACAAAGAAAGGCGGCTCTCCGGCACAGGTATCAAGGAATTTCGATACAGGAGTAAAAGCGTGGCAGGGGGCAACCATGGACAACCATCAAAATGGGTGCGTGGAAGCTGTCACAAAGTTCGGCAGTTATTATTCGCCATTCCTTGCGGCAGAGTGCCGGAAAGGAACTGTTTCCGTTGATACATTGGTAGCCAATGCGGGAAGTAACGTAATACTATTTGATGCGAATAAACTAAAAAAGGGGGATATTATCGTATACAACGGTAATAGACATGTAGTTGCATATGATGGAAATGGCGGATATGTTGGAAATTCATCCAGTAAAGATATGATTGTGCATGGAAAAAATTATGAACAGATGTCAGGGCTTTATCCAGTGTCGATTATTCGCACGAGCCAGTTCTAAAAGGAGAAAAATAACGTAATATTTATAGGAGAGGGGATCGTGAAATGCGTATCCCCTTTTTATGTGGCAACGAGAGGCAGAGCAGATGAATGAAAACCCATATCAAAATTTATTAAACATAATACGCGGTGTAAGTATTGAAAGCAACTCTCCGGTACTTGTCATTGGAAAAGTCATACAAGATTTACCGAACCTTAAAATACAGTATAACGGCATCATTCTGGATAAGCATGATCTATGGATCAACGATTATTTACTCAAAAACCATACGCGAACACATAAGGGGCATATAGTTAGCGCGACACAATATAGAGCAGGAGGGGGCGGAGATGCAGAATTTGCATCACATAACCATGATATACACAATGATTATACGGATGTAGAGACAACAACCGATTCAGATTTGAAAGTTGGATTCTATGTTGCAATGTTTCCTCTGCAAGATTCAACAGATGGAACTAAACAGAAATATGTTGTACTGTGCCATATATCAAAAGGATGGGCGTTATAAATGGGAATGAATTACTTAGATTGGATTGAGTTAATAGAAGCATACTATCAGTCAATTATGGGACTAAACCAAAATATAAAGCGGTGACACAGCATGAATCCCTTTATTAAGATGGAATCTCAAACATCCAATATGGACGATTTACTTCCACCACTAAAAGAATATGCTTGGGATTTCGTACACAATAAATTCAGATATAGAACAGATGGAATAATTCAAATAGTAGAAGAAAATGAAGCCCTAAAAATATGGATATATAAGGCGCTAAAAACAGAAAGATACAGATATGAAGCCTATTTACATGGAGTTTATAATTTAGATTCAAATTATGGGATAGAACTTGAAAAATATATAGGTGTATATCCAAATAACAGTAGAACAGCAACAATTATTGAGCAGAGAATACGAGAATGTCTTTCGATCAATCCTTATATCAAAAACATAAATTACATTAGGATTGATGATATGCGAAAAGACAACTTAATCATTTCATTGGGGTTAACTTCAATATATGGAAATTTAGAACAAATATATAAATTGTAAAGAAGGTGAAACGATGGCTTTTGAAATGCAATATAAAGATATGATACAGCAACGAATGAAGGAACAGTTTGGGAAAATATCAGATAAAGCAGACTATGAAGGATCTTTTTCAAGAGATATTATTAACGCAAATTCCGTTGAGTTTGAAAATGCCTATGCTGAAATGTCGTTAATGATAGACGCGGCGTTTGCTAATACATCATGGGGCACATACTTAACGGCACGCTGCGCAGAGTTTGGCGTAGATCGTAAAAAGGCAGTAAAAGCAAAAGGAGAGGTTCTATTTACGGGCGGGCAAGGTGTTTTTATTCCGGCTCGCAGCCTTGTATCAGTAAAAAATGGCGTACAGTTTACAACGGACAGCGATGTGATTTTAGATGGAGCGGGAAATGGACAAGTAACGATTACTTGTACAGAAAGCGGTGTAAAAGGCAATGTACAAGCACATACGATTACAAACCTTCCAGTTTCCATTAGTGGAGTAACAGCCGTGGACAATAAAAAAGCGACACAGGACGGCGCGGATGAGGAAACAGATGCCGAACTATTCAAACGTTATAGTGTCATTGTCCGTACTCCTGCAACAAGTGGGAATAAATATCATTACTATAATTGGGCAATGTCAATTTCGGGGATTGGCGGATGTCGTGTTGTTCCGCTATGGAAAGGAGCAGGAACAGTAAAAATCATCATTGTCAATGCTGAAATGCAGTCGGCGGGGAATGACCTTGTAAAAGCCGTCAAAGACTATATCGAATCTGTACGCCCGATTGGGGCTGATGTAACAGTTGTTTCTCCTGCACCAAAGAAGATCAATATCACAGTAGATGTATTAGGCAAAGTGGACAAGGCAGAATTCAAAGCGGCAATCAATAAATACATCTCATCCAAAAATTTAGATATGCGCTATATATCATCAGCTCAAATTGGAAAGTTATTGATGGAACAAAATATTACAGATTATCGGAATCTAAAACTCAATGGTTCAGATAAAGCAACAGCAACAGATGCAGAATTGCTTTCTGTTGGTGATATTACAGTTCATGAATTTACAGATTTTGATTAGGGATTAGGTGATGTGAGATGGATTTTATCAGAGAAGAAGATATAAGTTTAGCGGAATATTTACCTATGTTCATTACGAACGATGCAGAGATACAAACATTACTCTCTACGGAATCGAAAGAGCATAATCGCCAAAGGAAAGTATTGATTGATATACTTAAACAGTTTTTCATATCTTCGGCAACATGGGGGCTTGACGCATGGGAAAAAGTTTTTGCTATCTACTCAAAACCAAATGAAAGCTATGAATTGCGCAGAGCGAAAATATATACAAAGTTACAAAGCAAACAAATATCCACTGTAAAATTTTTAACTCATTTAGCAAAACAGTTTTTTCCACGTCAGGCAACTGTAGAGATAAAAGAGAAAAATCCACAAAACCTATTTTATTTAATCGCGAATTGTACGGCACTCGATGGAGACTATTTTTCTTTACGTGATGCGATAGAGATCTATAAACCGGCACATCTTGCAATGATTGTACAGCACTATTTAGATGCCATAGGAGGGATTCGATTCGGCGGAATAATTCAACAAGCAAATGTGATTCACCTGATACAGGATGGAGCACAGAGCAAATACAACGGAGAATTAGGGTTGAAATAACAAGAGGGGTCAACATATGGCGAAATATCCAAACGTGAAATTAACACAAAAAGGCTTAGATATGGCGATTAGTGCCGATAAGTCAAAAAAAGTGATCTATACCCATATTGGCATCGGCGATGGTAAACTCGGTGAAAATGAAAATATTTTGATGTTAACGGAAATGAAAAGCAGAAAAATATTTGCAAACATTACGGACATCAACAATGACAGTAAAAATCAAGTGACCCTTGAAACCATTGTCAGTAACAAAGTAGTCGATCAAGAGTTTTACGCGAGGGAAATCGGCATCTATGCGAAATTTGGCAATAATGGGCAAGAAGTGCTGTATGCGTATGCCAATGCGGGCGATAAAGCGGATCATATGCCGTCGAAAGAACAGCCACTTGATGAACTCAAGCTAAAAATAACGCTCATTGTTGGTAATGTGGACAATGTCACTGCCATTATCAATTCCTCAATTATTTTTATCACCTTGGCAGATTGTCGCAGAGAGATCGCAAGACATAATGCTGATCCAACAGCACATGGCGATTTTGCACGGAAGAAAGACTATTACACAAAACTTGAAACAGATGCAAAGCTAAACGGCAAAGCAAATACAAACCACGGGTTACATGTTCCTACAAAAGAGCAAGCGAATAATGCTAGATTTTTGAGAAATGATAATACATGGCAAAATGTAACACCACAGAATATTGGAGCCCCAACGAAAACAGGCATAGGAGCAACAGGAACATGGGGAATAAACATCAGTGGCAAAGCGAATACCGCAGGCGTTGCGGATAATGCCCATATTGCCGAACGTGTAGGGAATGACGTTAAAAATATGCGGTTTCATTGGAAAGGTCAAAATGGACAGCCAACATGGTTATGGGGCGGCAATGACAGCGAAAATATGTATGTCTACAACCCCGTAAATTTCAATGTGAATAATGCAAGAAAATTCGAAGGACGAACATTTGCACAAGCAAAAAGCGAAATACAAACGCAAATTTCTGTATTAACAGGTACAATTGCGCATGGTGGAACAATACCATTGCCCAATGGATATACAGAAGCACAATGCAAGTGGTTCGTGTCAATGAAAGACGATAATCCGGAAAATAAAACATGGGATGTTCTGGAAGATGATAGTGTACTGAACTATAAAATGGAATGTTATACACAAGGAAGGAAAGTAGTATGTCGTTCCTTCCATCACGGAGAGCGCGGAGGTGAAAAGATTTGGGTGAATGGAATCGCTAATTACATAATTATAGGAGTGAAATAGAATTACAAGGTGAATCACATGTATTTTCTAATCAGAAGTGGATATTGCATCGGATTATCTGAATCAAAAGAAGAATTAGAACAGCAACAGAAAGATGGGGATATAATTACGCAAATCGCCGAAGAAAAACGTGCAGATGAGATATTTACCATTGATACGGAAGGGAATTTGATAAAAAAGTAGGTGATATGCAAGATGATGCTTGAAACATTTTTGATGGTGCTCTGTGGATTCATTACCTTGTTTATGTTTTTTTACAAGCTGATTATCCTTCCTCTGTCTGAGGCAATTACAGAACTTAAAGTGATGTTGGCGGAAATACGAGAGGAAATCAAACTAGAAAATGAAAAGAGAAGCAGAATAGAAATTCGTGTGTCTGTGCTAGAAGAAAAAATATATCACCTTGAACATATATAATAGATGAAAGAGGACGATTGA